GCGTGTTTGCAACGTCGTCCATGCATATTCCCTGCGTGCGGTTCGTAACAGTGTCCATATACTTGGACCCTGTGTCAATGACCGCAAGGTGCTCATCGCTGAAGGGTGCTTCCGCTATGCGGAGAACATCACGCAGCAGCGTGGTCATCATGGCAGACTTGCCCACTCCAGTCGTGCCATCCAGCTTGAGACAAATGGGCTCCACCCGCGTAGCTGTGCGGGTAATGCGTTCGCGCACACGAGCCTGCATGTCCTCTGCCTCAGCCAGGTATCTGGACATGACGAGCCGCTCTGCTGGCTGGTAGCACGCCTTGTGGTAGGCACGCACACGCCGCAGCTGAGCGTCAACGCGAGACACAAACTGCGCTGGGTGCACAGGCTGGTCCCCATCTGTGATGCGCGTGAGGGAGCCAACCATGTACCAGTCCAAGTGCGCCTTAAGGAAAGACCTCTCGGTCTCAATCTCGCGCACCGTGGCTGTCGCTCCGAGTAGTGGGCTCCACGATTTCTGCACAATGCAGTCGTTGACAACGTCCCACACAGTCTTCACTAGGTAAAGCATCTCCTCACCGAAATCCCATGCGTCCCACTTGGCCTCCTTTGTCGTATCGACAAGCGTGGTCACAACGCGGCGCATGAGGCCCTCATCAGAGCCAACAAGTCCCCCTGCAACCAGGAGGGATGCCACGACACGGAACCGCCTAAGTAGCTCCGAGTGCTTGACAGACCTGTAGTTATCCACAACCTTGCCGAAGCCATACTTGAGCCAATCACCAGCCTGCGGCTCATATCCTGTGTATCCCTCAACAACACCTGCAACAAACTGGGTCAATGCGCCACCTGCGCAGCGGCTGACCGTCGCCATGATGGCGGTAATGACCTGGGCACGCGTGGTCAACGTGCACATGTGTATTATATCTAAGACCACAACCTCAATGGCCCCGACTGCTGCTATCTTAAGGGGCGTATTCATGCCTGCGTGGCACACATTATATACAAGGCGAGCAGCAAACTGCTGATCGCGACTCTGCGTGAACGTATTCATGATAGCCAAGTTCCAGGGCGGTTGGATGTGACCGCCTCTGCAACTTGACTACCCGTAGGGGTAGTCAAGGTCAGAGACAACCCGAAGCGTAACACCAAGCTCTGCCACGATTACGTAGGGAAACTTGTGTGCATCGGCACCTGCCAGAGAGCGAAGGTCAGCGGCAAGGCAGCTACATATCACTATGCAGCTATTCGGGGTGATTAACACCCGGTGAGATTTCTCTCCCCGGAACGAACAATAAGACAGGGGGCCATAGTGGCAAGTGCACGGATTACGCCGGCTCGTCCGTAGATTACGGATAGTTCTCACATTTCACCTAATGTGTGATCAGTAAAGGGTTCTTGCCTATGTATTCAAGTGCCGGCAATGAGCACAATATGTGGGTGTTGATCCCACGAAATGCCACAAATGGTTTACGCCTGTGGCTAGCTTTATTTATAGTCAGATGACTTTGCCCTATATCATCAGGCGGATGGCTGTTAATTACAGCTTAGATCTAGGCGACTAGCCTTGATCAGTAAATGTGACCCCAGGTGGGGTGGAT